ATTGTGCTGGCGAAACAAGTATACCAAACTAATCCAACTCAGGCCAAATTAATTTATAAGTTGTTGGAAACAACGATTTACGAGTAACCAAACCATGACTTTCTTTTTCTAGCGTTGCTGCCAAAAAAATCAATTTATCGTGCGGTATATCCCCGTTTTGCCACATAGATACGGCTGGTACAGATACCCCGACCAGCTTAGATATGCGAGTAGGGCCACCTAAAAGTTTAATTATTGCAGTTGCGTTCATGTAAGGTATCTTAACTTATTTACAACACTTTTGCAAATAAACGCTTGACTATGGATTTAAGGTATCTTAATATCGTAGTACGGTATGTGCCGTGATAACTACCCAGTAGGGTGAAAGAGAAAACAATGAGTGATTATGACCAGCAGTTAGCAGACCAAGTTCAGATGCAGTTTGAACTAGATGAAGTATTTAAAGACTTGGAAGATGGCGTTTTTCTTACCAACCGTCAAATCGACCTATTACGCCATTGCTGTGGCTATGTCGCACCTAAACGCAACACCCATGTAAACCCCGTTATTCGTGACATTGTGAACGACTTTGGTCAAATTTTTGGAGCAAACAAATGATTATTTCTGATACGCAGCGAGATTTTAAGATTGCCCCTGCTGGCTTACATATGGCACGGCTATATAGCATTATTGACCTAGGTCATCAGGCTACCGAATGGGCTGGCGAAACCAAGATTATGCACAAGGTTGTTTTTACTTGGGAACTGCACGGTGACGATGATGCAGGGCTTCCGCTAAAAACAGACGATGGAAAGCCCTTAATCGTGTCCAAGCGATATACCGTTAGTTTAGGCGATCAAGCCCGTTTACGGCAAGATTTAGAAAGCTGGTCAAATAAAAAAATGACTTCGGAAGATCGCAAGAACTTTGACCTTAAAGGCTTGCTGGGTAAGTTTTGCATGGTCAACATTACGCATAGTGAAGATGGCAAATACGCCAACATTAGTGGCATTAGCCCAGTACCTAGCGCATTACGGGCTGCCCAGCCTGAAGGTATTAATCCTACCAAGATGTTTTGGCTGCAAAGCTACGATCAAGCTGAATACGATTCTTTACCAAAGTATTACAAGGAAAAGATTACCGAAAGCAGCGAATGGCGGGGGCAAAAGCAGCGTGAAGCCGATGCGCCAAAAGTTGACGATGTAAAACTAGACGATATTCCATTTTAAGGGGAACAGCATGAAAAAATTATTTGTAGGTCTTTGTTTTTCTTTAACAGCTACTTTAGTATATGCAAACTGCACCACGCATACCATCAACTCAGGTGGCCGTTTTATGACTTGTACAACTTGTTGCTATGGCGGCAATTGCAACACTACTTGCTTTTAAGGCAAAAATGATTGTTAAAGAAAAAGCGCAAGACACGGGCCATTGGTATACCAAAGACGGTGCGCCAGCTTACACAATACAAGGCAAAACAGGGGTTAGAAACACCACCCTGCGTGATGCCCGTAAGCTGGGGCTTTTGCCCTCGGTCACGACCATTAACAATATGCTATCCAAAGCAAGGCTTGATACATGGAAACAGCAGCAAGTTTTATTAGCTGCTTTGACCTTACCCCGCATGGAAGGCGAACCTGAACAGGAATGGCTGTCACGGGTAATGCAGGATTCCAAGGCTACGGGCCGTGAAGCTGCGGAACGGGGTACGGCTATTCATGCCATTATTGAATCGTACTTCGATCAAGTTTATATGCCTGAAAAGCCAGCGTATTTGGATGCGATTGATAAAGCCTTGGAACAGGCGTTTGGAAGCCAGCTATGGCTTTCTGAACGGTCTTTTGGCCATCCGCTAGGGTTTGGTGGCAAATGCGATCTAATGGCCAATCCAGTAAACGGCAAAGGCAATGGCTTTATTGTTGATTTCAAGACCAAAGACACCAACCTAGATAAAGTTGATGTGTACTTTGAACATGAGATGCAACTGGCGGCCTACCGTGAAGGTTTGGGCGTTCCAGCGGCACGGTGCGCTATTGTGTTTGTCAACGGCACAACTAATCAGGTAAAACTAATCGAGATTGAAGAACAAAAGTTACAAAATAGCTGGGAGTGCTTTCAACATTTATTGCGGGTTTATCAGATCAAGAACGGAATATAATGGGGTATGGGCGGCAGGTTTAGACAAAATCTATACTCCTTCACGGGACTGCTGCCCACCTTCTTAGGGCGTTAAGCCGCCACAGTAGGATGCAGTAATTGGGTAATTTTGCGGCTTTCCTGCCCATTGTTAGCAACTGCCAAATACTGCCCTGTTGCTTTTTTACAAATATTAGGGTTTTCCTTAGATAAATCTGTTGCAACAGTTAAGGTAACTTAATAAACTGGTGTTACTCGATTGGCGAGTGATATAGAAAAGGAAAGCAAAATGGAACATCAGTTTAAAGAAAACGACAGAGTAAAGCACCAAGAAGGCACTCACGGTCATGTAATTAAAGACCAAGACGAAGATGGCTTGGTTAAATGGAAATCAGTTAATGGTTACAGAATTAGCCATTTTTCTGCATTGACATTAAATACTGAAGTTCCACGCTGGAGAAAATAATGGCTAAGTTAAATAATTATGTAGTTTCTTTGTATTGCGGTGACACACACCTTGATGTGTACGGCAGCATTGATAAAGACGAACCCGATGTAGGCCATATCGGTGGCGTTGACATTGAAGATGTTTGCATAGCCGATACCGAAACCAGCGTACTAGAGATGATTCACAGCCTTGGCTGGGATAAATTTAACGACAGCGTACAAGCTGCTTATCAGCAAAGGGATCACGCATGAACATTCCATATAACAACGGCAAGGTTGAAATTGGCAAGTATTACCAAAAACCATACTATGTAGAGCAAGATGAAGATATGCTTGCCGTTCAGGGCTGGCTTATAGGCGATCCAGCAGCAGCTAGGCGTAAGTATTGGGCCAACTTTACCTATATCTGCGTTTTGGCTGTAATCGTTTTGTTGATCGTTATTAGCTAATGCTTGCAGACGATAAAAAACAACGCTTAATGGATATTGTTGCCAGCGATCCTGACAACTACAGGCTTGGTTTTGACGAATGGATGCCTAAAAATTGGCACATTATTGTGGCTTTTTTTTATGAAGCAAATCGGGTTTGGGGGTCAGGTCGCAGACACCATTCAGCACGGGATTTATGCGCTTATTTAAGGCATGAATCGGCTATATCAGAAGCACAAAACAAAAGCCAAATGAACCCTAAACCATTCAAGATTAGCAACAATGTATCGCCTTACCTTGCTAGGCTTTATATTGCGGTATTTCCTGAACGGGATTGCTTGTTTGAATTAAAAGAATTAACTGCTGATAGCGTTTAAAACCATAGAAATCTTGGCTTTGCGATCATTAATGCCAATATTGCCACCATTAATGCGTTTCGTCAGGGTTTCTATGTCCATTGCATCAGCTAGGGCGTTTAATCCCCGTTTGTTCCAAAACCAGCCCGCAGATAAAGCCGCATAGCGGGGTTCTTCTACAAGTTGAGGGTTAGCTACCAAGTCCTCACCAATAGCTTCTCCAAACGCTTTATAGTTGTCTTTGCCAGTCAATTGAATCAATCCTCTGCCGATAAACTTAGCACCGTCACCATCTTCGGTGTTTCCCATTCTGCCGCCATACACCTTGTTGGCAATCATTTCAGGCTGCCGAGCGTATTTTTCTGCAACATCAGCATCAGGAAAGCGGCTGGGCCATGTATTCATTAACGCCCTAGCGGAATAGTTTAAGTTTTCTTTTAGGTGTTTAAACCCGCCTGATTCGTGCATACATTGACCGATAAAACAGGCTTGCCGTTTAGGGGTGTTTATTTGGTACTTTTCAAAAGTTTCCTGCAATGGCTCAAACCACTTGCCTTCAATGCCTAAAGCCAGTAATTGTGCTTCGATCATTTTTTAAGGTTAGCCATAATGCGTGTGCCAAACAAGAATCCAAACGCAATATTGGCGGCTTCTATGCCAATGCGTTGAATTTCAGGGGCTACTGGCAAAAACAATGTGCCTATGCCAACAATAATGACAAACAATGCCCCTAAATAACGACTGGATGCCCTTAGATCGACTACCCATTGACTAGGCTTGCCGTAAGGGTTATCTAATTGTGCAATCGCTTGTAGCTTGCTTATATCGTTTTGGTCTAGCTTAATTTGTTCATCAACAGAAATGGCCTTAACGCCACCTGTAAACATTCCAATAAGCTGCTTTATGCCATCTATGCCGACTGGAACTAGCGCACCAATAATAGTTTCTAATATCATTTTTTAAAGAAAAATTCAGTTACAAAACTAATAGCTGCACCCACAACAGAAGCAACGCCCATTAATGCCCAAAGGCTTCCTTTAGAACGGTTAGCCATAGCAACTAATTGCTCAAGATTGGCTTCCATTTTGTCCATCTTTTTTTCCATAGAACTTAATTTACGCTCGTAATCTTCCACTTTTTGCCAAAGCACTCCATAGCGAACAGGATCAATCTCGAATGACATATTAAGCACCTATTCTAAAAGTTCCGCTAGAACTGAAAGTGTGAACTACATATTGAATACCACTAGATGTGTAAGTTGTGACTGTGCCGCCAGTAGCTTTTTGAGTGCCTGTGTACCTAACGATAATTGCGCCTGAACCACCTGCACCGCCTGATGTGTTGCCAAATTGGTCTACTCTTGCACCACCACCACCACCACCACCCGTGTTTGCAGTTCCAGCAACACCAGCTGTAGCTGTAGCACCACCACCATCAGGCCCACCAAAACCACCTGAACCACCGCCACCTAAACCCCCTGCTCCTGCAAGTTGACCGTCTTGACCACCACTAGCATTAGAACCACCACCGCCACCACCGCCAGCATAATAAGTAGATGTGCCAGTAATAGAAGATTGCAAACCTATGCCGCCTACAGGTCTTGTGCTTGCGCTTCCTGCACCACCACCACCACCGCCTAAAAATGGATCGCCACGACCTAAAGAACCAGCATTGCCTTGGCCTGAAACTCCTGAACCTGCGCTATTGTCAATCGCAGAACCACCGCCTGAACCACCGTTGCCACCACTAAAGTTACCGCCTGAAGGGGCCACATTTCCACCCCCATGACCGCCACCAGTAGATGTAATTCCAAGTGCTGAAGAATTGTTACCGCTTATTCCTACTGCGCCACCTGCACCTATAGTAACAACATAAGAATCATTGGCATTTAATGTTGATGTACCAGTAAGAAGTCCTCCTGCACCACCGCCACCAGCAGAAGCAAACACGCTTGTGCCACCACCGCCACCACCAGCAACGATTAAATAATCAACGGCTAATGCAGAGCCTTTACAAAAACCGTAAGCACCAGCAGATTCATTACCAACTGTAGATATTAACGGCATGATTAAGCAAACTTAGTTTGAGATACAAATGAAGTAAATGTTGCTGAAGCAGTTTTTACTATGGTAATTGTGTAAATGTCTATTGAATTAGCATTACCAGCAGTAATAGTAAATCCACCTTGATATTTTGGCGTAACGGTTGTGCCATCAATTTGGATCACATTAGGGTAATACGGTGTTGCACCATTGGTAACCAATAAAACCATAGTAGCAAATTGCCCAGTTGTCATTACTGTATTTAAGCTAGTTGAAGCATTGCCACGAATATTAACGGTAAAGTTAGTTGTAGCATTAGATGTGTAATATTGAACAGCTTGTGTCTTAAAGTCATAGTTTGTTGTAGCTGAAGGAGCAGATGCGGTAACCGTACCACCTTCCAAAATAGAACTAATAGAGCCGCCAGTAATAGCCACATTGTTGGCGTTTTGGGTGGACATAGTACCCAAAGCACCTACATAGGTATCTACATAGTTTTTAGTAGCTACATCTTGTGCATTTACAGGGTCAGCAGTATTGGTAATGCGGTTTGTACCAAGATTAAGGTTGCCTGAAGCGGTTGTTTGACCGTCAGAAGCCAATGAGCCTGTTAAAGCACTAGCAATATCAGTAAGGGTTGTGTTAGCCCATGTAGAACTAATGGTTGTGCCTGTTACTACAGGGTTACCTACTGGTAGGCTGTATGTACCCGATCCGTTTCTACTCATTATCTGTTCCTCTTTCTGCGCCCTTCATGAGCAATAATTTTACAAGCCTTCTTTGTTCAGGCGTTCCGCTATTTGCTAAATCCATAACAGGTCTAGCTGCCCTTCCAACCCCATAAGTAGCTTCACCTACAAGCCTTGGGCTTTGTAATGGCAATGTAGCTAACGGAATTAAAGCCGCTGGGCCAGCACCCGCAGCAACAGCACCAACACCGCTACCTGCCGTAAGACTAGGCACTAACTTTTGTATTCCTCTTGGCGTAAAGGATTGCATTGATTGACCTGCCAATGCTGGCATTAAATCTGTGCCAGTTTCTTGGCGCAATATGTCTGCTAATTGCTGACGATAAGCATAGCTGGTATTAGCGTTATTACGGGTCAAAGATTGTAGTTTACGAATAGCAGTATCAGCCGATGCTTTATCGCCTAAAGATAATGCTTTTTCTAATTCACGCTCTAAACTTAAACCTTCTTCGTAATCCTTCATTGTTTTAGCGTAATTTTTATCTTGCTTAACAATGGTTTGCTTAACTGCGCCCCGTGTTTGGGTCAATATGCTTTTTGCTTCATTGCTCATGTCTTGACGGTAAACATCGTCAATTCTGCGTTTTAAAGCATCTAAACCTTCTGCGGTATGCAATTCAGGCTTTGCTTTCCATTCGTCAACAACCGCTTTAATTTCAGCAACATCGTCTAATGTTTTTTTGCCTACTTTTGATGCGCTTACACCGCCAACACCTTTAACAGTAAGGCTTTGTAAAGCACTATCAAATTTAGTTTCAATTGGCTTAAAGTCTAAAAATGTTTGGTTTTGCTTTGTGCTTTGAAAACCTTGTTGAAACGCATTTCTACGATTCTGTTTAAGGGTTTGCATTGCGCCTTGCGCTTGTTCCAAAATATCAGTAACAGGCACATTGCCACGCATATTTTCTACAAATTGACGATCACCTGTAACACCTGATCTAAACGCTTGTTTTACGGTTTCTGCGCCTGTTCCAGTAGAAAGCCCTAATGCTTCTGCCATTAGCTTGCCAGTAGATTGTGCAATAGGCCTTGCTAACTCACCAGCAGCCCCGCCAATAGCCCCAAATGCGGCAGATTCAGCCCTTCCAGCTTCATCAGGCGTTAATGCGTACCCAGTACCAGCACCAATAGCTGCCTGTTGCCCTGTAGCTCTAGCAAAACTAGGAATCATGCTTGTCATTCTTTGAACTGCTGGCACATTACCAATTGCGGTCATGGCTTTTTGTGCGCCACCAAAAGGTAATAAATAAGAACCAATTTGACCTGCCGTAGCAGATACAGGGGAAACGCTTTTTGCACCTTGCGTCATAGC